GACGCTCAGCTCTACCCTAACTCCCGTACATGGGCAGCAAAGGAAGGAGCATATGTAATCGGAACACTCAATGTGGACGATTGTCAATACGTATCGGCATTACCTAATCGAGTAATGACTGGACAGCAGTTTACACCAGCTCAGATCGCCATACCCTTAGGGGCAGGCGTGACGTACGTGTGGATGGATGCATTGTCGTTTCTACCAGACAATAACCAGTCGGCTCAGATGCCGTTACCTTTTGACACTCACGGGTGTATTATCACTGGCCTTCAACCCCAGGCGACTTTACAGGTAACTGTGAAGTATTTTGTAGAGCGGATACCAACAATAGCCCAACCGGATTTATTGGTGTTAACGAGACCTCCAAGCCCCTACGACGGTCTAGCGCTAGAGATTTATTCTCGCGTGATGACCCATTTACCAGTAGGGGTGCCTGTCAGTGAAAATCCACTAGGTGAGTGGTTTAATGACATTATGTCAACGATAGCAGAATGGGCCCCAAGAGTAGGCGCTTTGATTGGCACAGCAATACCGGGAGCTTCGGCACTTGGAACGGCGATAGGTGGTGCTGCTTCTTTGGCACGACAGGTGAATAATAGTAACCAGCCGGCAAAGAAAAAGCAAAACCCCAAACCACAGCAACATACTTTACAGTCTGTTCCGAAGAGAGTTCAACCAGCAACAGCCCTTGCGCAAGCAGGGACGAGAATAACTGGAAGAAAACGACGTCCTAAAGCACGTCGCTAGGGTAAATTAACGATGCCCTTCTCTTCATCGTAAACCGCTTTTAACCAAGCGTGAAATAAGGTGTCTAAATGCAGTTAGTGACTGCTACCTTGACCTTGACTCAATCTACATTATGTAGGTTATTTAAGACCTTTCCTATTAGTAGAGCAGTGAGACATACACGCTCCTAGAACGGGAAAGAGATGGCCCCTAAATGTCTTCAGAAAGACTGCCATTGTAGGGTGATCCCATTTGTGAATTCAGCGTTCACATTTGGGTAGAGCAAAACCGCGATAAGCGATGTTAGTACCGAGGCCGGTACTACCAAACTGCCACAGCAGATTTTGGTGTGAGAACACCAGGACGTCTGTTGTGGCGAAGATGGCATGGTAAGAGTGTGTGAGCGTTGAAACGTTCCCCCTTATAATGTGCTATCCAAGCTGACAATAGTCC